TTCCAGACATGAATTGAACTTGAATGCGGCGATGCCCCAGCTTGAGGATCTGTGCGCCGAGCTGACGGGTCGTGGCTGGAAGCTGGATGCGCAGGGTAGGCGTGCGGTCGAGTCGAAGTCGGACTTCAAGGCCGTGGCCGGCGCGTCCCCCGACCTTGCGGACGCGGTGCTCCTATCCGCGTACAGACCTCCGAGGATGCCTTCATGGAACGTGGTTGTGTAACACCAAATGAACATTTTTTATGTTCGTTTCGAGGTGAGGTGACTTTGGGTGACATTGGGTGAGGTGGTTTTTTAGGTTACCTAAGTTACCCATTTTGACCCCGAATTTCAGGTAACGTTCAGGAAACATTAGGGGACTTGAAGCAAAGTCACCCAAAGTCACCCACCAAGTCACCCGGTCTAAAGACATACGGGAGTAAGGCTAAGTCAATGTGGGTAACTTGGGTGACCACCTACTCTGTCCAAAAATTTTTAAGAAAAAAAAGAAAAAAAAAGAGTATATAAAAGATAAACCCCAAAGTAACCCACCCAAGTCACCCAGCCCTTTTGTGACACTTAACATCTAACATCGCCTCACGGATTGTGTCGGGCGGTTGCTAAAATCGAGAGGTAAACCATCAGCCACGAAGACCTTGGAGGTCGGCAATGTCCATTCGAGAGAATTTCCTACGTTGGCTCGGTGCCGGCGTATCCACAAGCAGGCTGTCAAGGGCGGATGCTCCCAGCCGTGAGATGACACCGTTGGGGTACGGGTGGAAAAGCATGGGCTTCAACGCCATCCCGTTCCATGACACGTTCGACAACCTGTTTCCGTACACGACGGCGATAGCCAACCGTTTCAGCTCTGTCGTGCCATACGCCATCGGCGCTGACGGCGAGCGCATGGATCCGCAACCGGCGGCATTGCAGGCGCTCTACACGCCTAACAGCATATTCAGCTACCGTGAGTTCGCGCACTTCATAGCCCAAAGCATCCTCACGCAACCGTATCTGGACATTCTCGTATGGACCCGCTCGGGCAACACCATCGTTCCGGGCGGCGACATCAAGCCGGACAACATCGCCGGCTACACGTTCCTCCCACAAGGTTCCCGTGAATATTCCTCGAACCGTTCCACGTACACGGTGCAGGCAGACGTGGCGTTGCCGGACGGGGATGTGGAGACACGCACGTTCACCCAGAACGAGATCATCAGCCTCGCATACAGCCGCCATCCGGTAGACCCGACTAGAACCGTGTCCCCCGGCATGACCGTATCCAAGTGGGCTAGCGTGGATGATTTCATCGCCGACTACGAGCGCGGGTACTTCTGCAACGGGGCGGTGCCTGCCGGAATGCTGAGCATCGTGTCCAACGACCCGCAGGACTTCCAACGCAACAAGCAGCGTATCGAAGACAGCTTCAGGGGCGCGGACAACGCGAATGGCGTTCTGTACAACATGGTTCCGGTGGACCCGTCCACGAACAAGCCTTCGGACGTGTCGAAGATTTCGTGGACGCCGTTCCAGCAGGCGAACGACAGTCTTGATCTGGCTAGCCTCGACGATATCGTGAACCGTCGCATGGCGAACGCTCTGGCCGTGCCGGATATCGTGCGCGGCATCGATTCGGGTCAGACGTATGCGAACGCGGAACAGGCGGAACGCACGTTTGTGGACAACACGCTTCACCCGCTTCTTCTGTCGGTGTGGGACAAGTTCAAGTTCGAGTTGGACCGTCTTACCGGTGGACTCGGATACGACATCACATTCGACCTGGACGTGCCGACCCGCACTGACGAAGAGAAGGCGAAGGCGGACACGGAGAACGTGAAGGCCACTACGTTCCTCGCTTTGGTCAACAACGGCGGTGATCCGGTTGCAGTGGCGAAGGCGCTTGGTTTGGATGATTCGTGGGGCCGTCTTGGCGTGACGATGAAGGATACGACTCCGGCGTTGAACATCAATCCCGGTTCGGCGGTGAACACGCTCCCAAAAGACGATGACCCGTCCGACGATGACGAAAACGACCTTGCTGAGATTGGAAGTCTTCTCAGTACGTCCAAAAAGGTGGCTGTACGCCTCTCTGACGGGTTTTCATACCGTATCCGACCTAGTGAGAGGGTTGCATACTATATGGCCATTGGAGGGGCAAAGAAAGCCTTGAGGAAAATCATCTCCCAGGTGCGTTCCGATTCGTTCGCGTCAGGAGGGTACGAGGACCCGTACGGCGTCATCTCCACGGAACTGTCCGACGCCCTGCTTGAGGCGCTTATACCGCAGGTGAAGGCGTATGCGGAGAAGACCGGAAAGCCGCTCATGGAGGCTGTCAAAGAGTATGCGGCCACCCACCCGGACGTGCAGTCCATACTCGACTCATACGGCGTTGACGTGTCGAAACTGTACGTGTGGGACGAACTGCCCGCCGACTACCATGCCGCCTATCAGGATCGTGTCACCCATGTGGCCGACGATTTCACGGCGAACGGCCGCAACGCCATTCAGGAGCTGTTGGCCGAAGCCAACGCGAACGAGTGGACCGAGAACGATATCGAGAAGGCGTTGAACCGTTTCGTTGACGGTGACCGTGCGAAGCTCCTAGCCGTTAACGAATTGGTGAACGCGCAGCGCATAGGCTCCCTGTTTTCGGCTGAGGCGTTGTCCACGAACCTGAGCGTGAAGATGATGAAGGTGTGGAACACGACCGCCTCGGACCCATGCCCCTTCTGCGCAGCGCAGAATGGAAAGGCGATTCCATTGGAGGAGTCGTTCATGCCGGTGGGAGGCGTGCAGGTAATCGACGGCAAGATCTACGCTAACGATTTCGTGGATATGCAGACGCCTTCTGGGCATCCGAGGTGCCGTTGCGTCGCAACGTTCAAGGTGGTGGATGAATGATGATGGTTCCCATTCCATGCAAGCAATGCGGACGTTTCCTCGGAAAACTGGAGACCGGTTCGCACGCGCAGTTCAAATGCCCGAACTGCAAGGCGCTGTGTGATTATGAAATCGTCGGTTTGGCTTGCTATCATGGGCGTGATAACGCGCATAAGGCCATTCAAGACCGCGCACGACAGTAAAGGGGTTGCTATGGGCAGCTTGAACCTTGATGCCGGAAGCAGTGCGAAACTGTCCGGTGAAAGGGAGCTGGTGTTCCTGGCTAATTCCGGCAAGCAGATGGACAACGGGTTGACCGTTGACCTGAGCACCCTCGAAGCGCCGCTCATCGACGGTTCGAAGAAGCTCGTATCGCAGCTCACGGATGACGATAAGCTGGCATTGCCGTTGCTCATCGACCATTCGTGGAGCATCGAACAGCAGGCCGGTACCATCACGAAGCTCACCGTGGACGAAGACGGTCTGGAGGCCGTAGCCAAGCTGGCTACCGTGCAGACCGGCGAACTTGTCTACCAGTTGGCGAAGGATGGGGTTCTCACCAACTCGTTCAGCATCAGTATCGATTACTTCCACGATCCCGGCAAGGAAGGCATCATCTCGGGTGCGCAGCTTGTCGAAATCAGCGTAGTATACAAGGGGGCCGACCAAAGGGCCGCGCTCCGAAGCGTCAACTCACATGAGGGAGACAATGCCATGACCAATATCAGCGACAAGATTTCCTCCAAGTTCGACCTCACCTCAGATCAGGCGGACGAACTTGAAGGCGTCATTTCCGATGCGGTGGAACAGGCCATCGCCAAGTACACCGAGAAGTCCGGGGATGATCCCAGCGGCACGGATGTTCCGCCCGCTTCCGATGATCCGGCTCCGGTCACGTCTTCCAACAGCAAGAAAGGAAACGGTATGAGCTTCAACCGTATCGTCCCGCCAGGCTCCCAGCCGGCCGGCAATGTCGCCACCTTCGGTCACGACCGCAAGACGTGGCTCGATTCCAAAGACGCCCTCGTGGCTTTCGAACGCGACCTTCGCGACACCGACAACCTCGGAGTGAAGGCGTTCAACGACCGTTGGGCGAAGACCGTCGCCTCCAAGATGGGCGAGACCGCTTCGTTCGGCATCGGTCAGTCTGATGTTACCAAGCTGATTCCGACCGAAGCTATCTCCATCATCGAGGATGCTTTGAACACTCGCGGGTCCGGCCTGTGGCCTCTGTTCAACAAGACCGGTCTTGACACGCTGACAATCGGCGCGAACAGCACCGATCTGAGCACCGATGAGGGCCGCGCCCACGGTTACGCTCCGTCTGCGTACGGTACCGCCAAGAAGGAAGAGACCATCACGCTTATCAAGCGTACCCTGAACGCTGAATACACGTACAAGTACATTCGCCTGAACAAGGGTGATGTGCGTAAGACCCAGCGTCCGGGCGCTCTGGTTAAGTACGTGCTGTCCGAGCTTCCGAACCGTATCATCCAGACCATCGAGAAGCAGGTCGTGCTTGGTTCCTTCGATACGGACATGAGCCACTTCCGTTCCATTCTCACAGACTCGAAGGATTCGGATTCTGAGTGGGCGGGCAACAAGTTCGCTAAGACCCAGGAGCATGCGGCTGACGGCGTACTGCTGTACGACTTCGTTCGTGGCGCCGCCAAGGTGAAGGCTTCCGGCGCGAAGGTGCTTGTCACCAAGTCCGAGACCGTGGCTGAACTGCTGCTGTCCCTCGACGCCAACGGCCGTAGCCTTCTGCCGCTGGGCAACGCGGGTCTGGCCGGAGTGCTGGGAGTCTCCCAGATCATCACGCCTGAATGGTGGTATGACACTGATGACGCGACAGCTCTTGGCGTCATCTTCACGCCGTCCAACTACGCGGTGGTTGGCGATACCTCTATCGAGGCGTTTACCAACTTCGCGCTTCAGACCAACACCAACGAGTACTTGCAGGAGCTGTACGCCGGTGGCGGTCTCGCCAAGGAAAACAGCGCCGCAGTCATCGTGAAGAAGGGCTGACGGTGATGGTTCAAAGGCCGGATGGTTCAAAACACTGTCCGGCCTTTGAACTTTGAACCATTGGAATTGAACTTTTGAAAGGGGTTCAACATGAGTGAACCGAACAAAGCGACGATGCTTGCGCGTCTAGTTGACGTGAAGCCATCAGGCTCCGAGGGGAATATCGTCAAGGACATTGTTTTCCTCGATGAAAAAGGAAAACCGGTTGACATCGCCTATACGGACGCGAAAGCCGTCGCCGCTGTAAAAGCCAAGTCTCAAATCGCGGCGCTCACCACACTTGAGTCCAGCGCGGACCTTCAGACCACCGTACAGAAGGTGAACGAGGTCATCGCCGCGTTGAAGGCGTGATTCACAGAAACGTCTTGTGCCCGCTTCCTTGTATCATGGGAGGCGGGCACAATCGTTTTTTTTTCAGGGAGGTACCTGATGGTTTTCACCAAGGATGACATGGATGCGTTCCAGCCGAAGTTCACCGGCCTGTTCGCTGTGTTCCTTCCGTCTGCGTTGAAGTCGCTCGCCAAGTACACGTGTGATGCGTTCGAACCTGAATCGGAAGGCGTGAACATAGTCGGCTATGTGGCGTATGACGGTCTGACCGTCCGACTCCCCTACTGGTTCACGAACGTGAAAAAGGCCCGTATCGGTTCGAAGGACGTGGCCTATACTTTTACACCCGACCATGAGGTTTATGCCGAGGATGGGTCCGTTATGGGCCGTTTTGGACGTACTATTACCCTAGAAGGTAATCCGGTTGCGGCCGGCACGATGGTGTATGTTGATGGCACGCATGGTTTCGAGGATTACCCGTATGCCGTGAAGGCGTTCATCGCCCGGCTTATCGTGGAACTGTCGAAGGCGGACAACGGTGACAATCGTGTGAAAAGCAAGGCCATCGAGGATGTGAACGTCACGTACACGGATGGTTCCGCCGCGTTGACGCCTTTCGGCCGCGCGTTGCAGGGCTTCCAGTCGTTGCTTGACGATTGGCGGCTGTGCGACGAGTGGAGCGTGCTCGGCATGATTGATACTCCGCACCAGTGTGTGAAGCGTCCGTACTGGCTGGGGGAGGCTGAGTACCTGTGAGTGAATGCAATCCGTTCGAACTGTTTCCGGCGATGGCCCGCACGTGCGACTTGTCGAAACCGGCCGCACCGGGGGTGAAAAGCAAGGTAGTGGCCGTGCTGAACGTCATGGTGAAAACCCAGACCGCTTCCGACGATTTCACTGACTACAACAGTCGGAATCTTCAACGCCGCTTCCATATAGAAACCGGTACGCTTCCGGCTGAGTACGTGTCCGACCCGGACATGCTGTTGGGTATGAATCTTGTGCTGAATGGACGCAAATATCGTATCAATCAGGTGAGCCGTGGTGATGATTTCGACCTGGGCGATCTTCCGTTCGTGTCCGTGATGGCTGTTCCGGCTGGAAGGAAGAGTGCGTGATGGGATACCGTTTCACCTATAATCCGAGCTGGAAAAGCAAGGGCACCCAGATCATGAGGAAAGGTCTGGCACGCATGTTGTCGGACATTCACCAACAGGCGGTGTTGAACGCGCCGAAGAAGAGCCGCGCCCTAATCAACTCAGGCAGGTTCAAGATGGAGTCCGGTTTGAAGGGCAAGGTGACGTTCGGCGGCGGTGACGTTCCGTATGCTAAACGTCGTGAGTATGAGAACAAGCTTCACCCGTCCACCCGCTTCTATCTGAAGCGTGCCGGGCAGAGCGTGCAGTCCAAGGCGGATTCGTATTTCACGGACAAGATGTAGGAGGCTCGCATGTTGGATTTGGCTTTTGCCCTCGCATTGGAGAACGCGGGGCTTGGCAAGTATGGTGACACGATCTGGTTCGGCACGTCGCCCGTGTTGTCGGATGGTTCCGTTTCGGCGGATACCGGCGTATGGGTGAACATGACGGCGGGTGCGGCCAATCATGCCGTGAAGACGGCGACCATCACCATAAGCACCCGCGCCGATGATGTGGTGTATCAGGGGCTTCTTGACGCTCATATCCACGACTGGTGCGACAACGTGCTTCCGGGCATGTGCGAGCTGTCGTGTCATCCGATTATCGAACTGTCGTACAGGCTGATCAGCGTGTCAGCGTCACAGGCGGAAACGTTGGAGGCGGTTGATTCGGAAGGACGGTGGGTGAAGACCATCACGCTTCAGGTGTCATACCAGTTGTCTGGCGGACTGCCTTCATTGGAGGATTACGAGGCCATCGAGTAAAGTAATGGGCAGACGGCACTTCCTTTGTGTCGTTCGCTTGCAAGTGCAAACAACCTACGTAGGAGGTCATTATGACTCAATACAGACTGGTCGGCAAGAAAGAGGTGTATATCGGTTCCGAACGCATTCCGTCCGAGTGCATTTCGGATGAAATCGGTACCATCACCGTCACACCGTCCACGACCGAAATCAGTTCGCAGGCGGGTACGTTCAACGTGCCGAACGGCGCATATGACGAACTGTCTGCCACCATCACGGTTATCATCCCGTCCGTACGCTTCCTTGGCCGTATCTTCCCGAACCTGTGGAAGGCCGGCAAGTTCAAGTATGCGGGCCATGAGAACGATGATGATTACACGCCGGGTCAGGTTTCCTTCGGCGCGAACGAGTGCCGTACCACCGATCCTGTCACCGTGGTAATCCATAATGCGTGCGACACGGATTCCTCACAGGATATTCGTATTCCGAATGCGCTTATCGCCAACGGCGGTGAGTTCGACGTGAACCTCACGGATCCGTTCGAGGTGGAGCTTCAGATCAGCATGATTCCGGGTGATGTGCCAGCCGTTATCTTCGGTGAAGGCTCTCTGGACGAACCGACGCTCTACAATCCGAAAACTGGACGGTATGAGCCGATTCCGGTTCACCCCACCGATTTCACGCTCACCCCCGACACCGTGTCCGTCGCGACCGGCGCGAACGTTGACGTGGCGATCAACGTGGTTCCGGAGAACGCGACCGAGCGTACGCCGTCCGTCACGGTTGACCATTCAGACATTGCGGCCGTGTCCGTCACCAATGACGGCAAGGTGCGTGTCTCCGGCACTAAGGCCGGTACAGCGACCGCCACCGTCACGGTCGGCGACATCGAGAAGAAGCTGCCCATCACCGTGACATCTGCGGGCAAGTAGTCGCGTCCTAAGCCACCGGTATAATATGAACCGTCCAATCGCCTTGGTTGGGCGGTTCACTCATATTTGGAGGCATCATGGCTGAAGAACCCGAAACCACTGATTTCGAAGACTACGACACCACTGATTTCGAAGACTACGACACAACAGACGATGACGTTGTTCTCGAAGACATGCCGGTGTTCGACACGTCGAAGGCGTTGCGCCGCAAGCGTGTCGAAATCGACGGCACCGTGTACACGATTCGTCCGGTCGGCACGAAGGATTACTACAATATCATCAAACAGCGCAACCGTATCCAGTACCTCAACGACATGCTGGGATCCGACCCGAAGAGCCTCATTCAGGCGTCGAAGATGATGGATGACATGGTTGTCCCGCTTATCTCCCCGTCCGAAGAGTTCAAAGTTTGGGCACGTGATACGAAAGCAAAAAGCGAATACGTGTACCGTCAAGTCATGGATAAGCTTATCCAGCTTGCCATGCAGGGCGTCGAGGTGAAGAATGGCTGATTGGGGTGAAATGATTACCCCTGAAGAGCGGGAGCGTCTACAGCGTTTCCGCTCTTCTCATACGCGGGATAATCGGCGTGGCTATGATGACGTGGACTTGGAGTTGGCTGAGTTCGGCATCATGTATGGTTGGGGTGCGGTCGAAGCGTACATGATGAACCGGATGACCCCGGACTTTTACCGGCGTATGCTTCATGCTGGCCGAAAAGTCATGGAAGTGCAACGGGTAAAATCGTGTATGGACATGCGACAGTCGGTGAATGCGGCCGTCGCAGGCAAGAAAGCGGATAAGCGTTTCGAGAGCGATATGAACAAGCGTTTGAGACGTTGATATTGTAGGAGGCGGTTATGGCGGATATCGGCAGCATCGAGCTTGACGCCAAGATCGATACGTCGCAGTACGAGGCCGGTGCGGCCACCGTCGAGAAGACGAACGAGCGTATCAAGTCGAGTACGAAAAGCGTCGGCGACTCGCAGGACGAGGCTTCGAAGAAGAGCGGTGGTTTTAGCAAGGCGTTCAGCGTCGGTTGGGGCGCCGTCGCCGGTATCGCCTCCAGTGTGACCGGCAAGGTCATTGATTCTGTCGGCGGTCTTGTCAGCGAGATGGTGGACGCTTCCGATTCCGCGAACAAGTTCAGCTCAACGTTGAAGTTCGCTGGCGTGGATGACAGCAAGATCAAGGCGTTGACGGACAGCACCCAAAAGTATGCGGACCAAACCGTGTTCAACCTTGGTGATATCCGTAACGCTACCGCACAGTTGGCGGCGAACGGAGTGCCGAACTATGACAAGCTTGCAGAAGCGGCCGGTAATCTTACGGCCGTAGCCGGTGGTGGCGCGAACGAGTTCAAGAGCGTGTCCATGGCGTTGACCCAGACGGCGGGTGCCGGAAAACTGACGACCGAGAACTGGAATCAGCTTTCAGATGCAATTCCTGGTGCTTCCGGCAAGCTCCAGGAGGCAATGCTGAAGAACGGCGCGTATACGGGTGATTTCCGTGAAGCCATGGCTAAAGGTGAAATCACGGCGAACGAGTTCAATCAGGCGCTTCTCGATCTAGGTTTGTCAGATACTGCGGAAGAGGCGGCTAAGAGCACGCAGACGTTCGATGGTGCGTTGGGCAATCTTCAGGCCTCTGTCGTGAAGGCGGGATCCGCTTTACTTGATGTTTTCAAACCGGCCGTGACGGGTGCTATGAGCACTGTCGCGGACAGTATCACGAACGTGGTTTCGTTCTTCCAATCTAACGGTGGGAAGATTCAGGCTACGGCGTCCGAAATCGGTTCGTCGTTCATGTCAACGTTCACGGCGGCGTTCGACCCGGCCTCGATTCAGTCGGCGTTCGATAACGCTCTCAAACCATTGAGTAATGCTTGGACGAGCATAGAGCCTATGCTGGCCCCTATCGCGGGCAACGTGGGTACTTACATGGGTAACGTGACTCAAGGCTTCAGCAACGCTTTTGGAGGGCTTATCGAGGGTGTTTCCAAGGTTATTGGAGCCGTGGCCCCTTATATCGCTCAATTCATGGAGATATGGACAAGTCTTCAGGCGGCTGTGTCACCCATCATCACACAGTTGGGCACCATCATCGGTGGATTGTTCGACAAGATAGGCGGCATGATAGCCAACATCGTGAACACGGTAGGACCGCCGCTCATGCAGTTCATCAATCAGATCGTAGGCATCGTACAGGCCAACATGCCAACGATTCAAGCCATCATCGACCAAATCGGTGCGGCAATCAACCAATTGGTGCCGGTCATCCAGCAGATCATCACGACCGTGGTGGATACGCTCATGCCCGCAATCCAACCGTTGTTCGACGCCATCAGCAATTTCCTGAGCTCCGTAATCCCGCCGTTGCTTGACGGCATCCAGAAGGTGATTCCCATTTTCGTGAATCTCGCGCAGACCATCATCAGCAACGTGCAGCCGGTCATCGAAGGTATTACGAACGCCATCAAGGGCGTTATCGAAGTGCTGACCGGTATCATCACGTTCATCACGGGCGTGTTCACCGGCAATTGGGGTAAGGCGTGGGATGGCATCAAGCAGATTTTCGGTGGCATCTGGGATGTCATTAAGGGAGTTGTGAGCGCGGCCATCAACGCCGTGTCCGGTGTCATCTCCAACGTGGTGAACGGCATCAAAAGCTTCTGGAACGGTGCGTGGAATGGTATCAAATCGTTCTTCGGCAACATCTGGAAAGGTATGAAGAGCGCCGCGCAGAACGGCGTGAACGGCGTCATTGGGTTTGTGAAGGGACTGCCAGACAGCGTGAAAAGATTCTTCTCGAACGCGGGTTCGTGGCTGTTGAATGCTGGTAAGTCGATTCTCGATGGTCTTCTGTCCGGTTTGAAGAACGCTTGGAGGAACGTTACCTCGTTCGTCGGTGGCATCGGCGACTGGATCAAGGAACACAAGGGTCCTATCAGCTACGATAGGAAGCTGCTTATTCCTGCCGGTAACGCCATCATTGGTGGTTTGAACGAAGGCTTGCAGGATAGTTTTGGCGACGTGAAGGACACGGTGTCGGATATCACCGGCCTGTTCGACCCGATCAATGACGTGGATGCGCAGGCGAACGTGAGCGCGGTCAACAGCATGGCATCGAGCGTCACGCCCGCAACTACGGTCAGCACGGCCACACGCTCCTACGATACTGGTACGAACGGTATTGGAAGTTCGGGTACGGTTGACATGGAGGCATTGAGCCTTGTCATGGCGAACGCTTTGAGCGGCAAAAAGTGGGTGCTGACCACGACAGGCCGCGACCTCGCAATCGCAATGATTGATGACATTGACGAAGAGCTGGCCTTGAAGGCCGATAGGGAGGCTTGATTATGAAACGTGTATGCCCGCCCATTGCACGAACGCTCATGCCTGTGGAACGTGATTTCGTGCTGACCGTTGACGGCGACCCGATAGACGAACACGGTCTATGGCTGGAACGCTCCAGTCTTGAAATCGGGGAGGCATCGCCCTCTCTATCACATACGACAGCGCCCGGTTTCAACGGGTCGTATGACACGACGCTGAGGGATACGCTGGGCCGCGCGTATCTCGGTTCCCGCACCATATCTTTCACGTTGTTCACGGTGGGTGCGTTGGATGAAATCAGGGAGTCGAAACGTTATCTCGGAGGCTTGCACGGGCGTAGCCTGAAAGTCTCGTGGAGGGTGCAGAAAGGGTGGTTTCGTGGTACTCTCGCGGTCGGAGCATGGAAGGACGTGTGGGAGGGTAGCGGTTTGACCATCGCTTCGGTGAAATGCTCGGTCTACTGTGATGACCCGTTCATGTATGCGGACAACAAGGAATCGGTTGGTTTTCGTCTAACGGCTGGCGGTGGCGCTTCCGACTTGTATGCGAACTATGAAGTAAAGGCGCCGTTGTTCTACGGTAACAGGGAGTTCTACCCGTCCAGATTGGATGTCGCCGTGGATACGGCGCAACGGGTCAGCATCTACTATATGGGCGCTGACGGCCTTCCAGAGGAACAGGCGGTGGTGGAACTGAGCACGACTTCCGCAGCATACTATACGGGTGTCACGCTCTCGTTCGACATGCTTAACCATACGGTCAAAGGTTCCGGTGGGTTCCTCGCCCCGACGTTGAACAGCGTGTTCTTCCCGCTTCGTCCAGGCGATACATCCCGACTGCTAATATCGGTTGAGGGACCGAAACCGAGGGCGACGTGCATCATGGAGTACACGCCGCGTTGGATGTTCTAGGGAGGCACGTCTTGACCCGTTTCGCAGTCTATGACCGTTTCGGCAATTACAAGCATGATCTGGTTAACGTCGTACAGTGCAAGCGCACACGCAAGACGGATGGGACGAACACGCTCTCAATCACGTGCCTGAACACGGTAGATAAGGATGACCGTATCGTGTTCAAAGACCCGGAAGGCAAGTACCGTGAGTATATCGTCACACAGCCTTCCGTCGAGCGCGCGGGCACCATTCCTGTTTCCTCGTTCAACGCCGTCGATTCCATCAAGGAACTTGACCTGAAGTATGTGGATGACAAGCGTATCAATAACGGCACGTTCACCGAGGCGGTCACGAAGGCCATCGAGGGCACTCGCTGGGAGTTGGGTACCATCGCGTCCGGCACCGTGCAGACGAATTATTATCACGTGTCAGCGTTGAACGCCTTGCAGACGTTTCTGAAAGCGGCCGGCGTGGAATTCGATACCGAGGTGAAGCCGTCCGTTGACATGACCAATATCGAGCATCGTCTTATCAATGTTGGTCGGCTTGGCAGTGATTCAGGCAAACGGTTCGAGTACGGTTCCGACCTTCAGTCCATCAAACGGACGGTGAGCGCGGACAACGTGTATACGCGGCTTTACGGATACGGCAAAGGGCTTGCCACGACCGATGACGAAGGCAATGCGACCGGTGGTTACGGTCGTAAAATCGACTTCGCGTCCGTCAACAACGGGAAGAAGTACGTGGAGGATTCCACGGCGCTCCAACAGTGGGGCGTGGTCGGGCCGGATGGTACGAAGGTTCATGCCGAAGGTACGGTGGAGTTCCCTGATTGTGAGGATCCGTCCGAACTGTTGGCGTTGACGAAAGCCGCGCTCAAAGAGTCGGTCGTGCCGAAGGTTTCATACACGGCTGACGTGGCCGCGCTCCAGTTGGCTAACTTCGACATCCAACAGCTTCATTTGGGTGACGGCGTGCAGATCGTGGATACCACGTTCAACCCGACTCTTCGACTCAGCGGCCGTGTGCTCGCCATCGAGGATGACCCGACCGGCGATATTACCAGTATGAAGATAACGCTTGGCAACATCGTCCAGTCGTACACGCAACGCAACAACGAACTGAACAGCACGGTCAGTCAATTGTGGTCTTCCAGTGGTGCGGTGAACGATGTGGTGAACGCGAAGCCGGGCTACATGCAGCAGGTCGTTGACGGGTTGAATCAGGTATTGAATGCGACCGGTGGCTGGACGTATATGACGCCAGGCGAAGGAATCATCGTATACAACAAGCCCATTGATCAGAACCCTGACAAGGCGATTCAGCTTGGCGGCGGGTATTTCCGTATCGCCAACAGTAAGAAGGCGGATGGGTCGTGGGATTGGAAGACGTTTGGCACGGGTGACGGGTTCCTCGCTGACCTTATCGTGGCCGGCAAGCTCCAGTCAGCCGATGGGAAGAGCTACTGGGATTTGTCGAACAACAGGCTTCACATGCTGGGGTGGTTCCAGACCGTTTCGACGGACGGCCATTCGGAAGCGGCCTTCTACCCGGATTTCGATTGGACTTCCGACACCGGTGATGCCGCCGATGGGTCCGGCATCCAGTTCTTCGACCGTAACAGGGGCAGTGTCGCCGACCATGACGGCTACGTGTCCTATATCGGCTGGGACAAGGTGAACAACAAGCCCTTGCATGCCATGCGGATTGGAACAGGCGTCTTCCAGAACAAGAGCGCCGGACTGGGGCTTGGTTCCGGTTCGCTTTCCTCCCAGGACGGCACCCCGAACGTGGCTACCATGTGGGTATCCGACAAGACGAAGAATCCGAACAGTTTCGGCATCGAGCTTAACTCCGACACGCAAAACGTGTATATCGGTGGCAAGCTCGGTTATTGGGCGAACCTTGGTACATTCCAGTTCTCCTATTGGGAGGGCTTTTCTATAGCCGCCGCCAAGTGGATGGAGTTTGATGTCACGGCACAACCTGCGAAGAGCGGACGTTACAAGCCTTTGGCTACGCTCGATCATATCGCCTCGGATGGCAACCTGTTCTTTGATACTACGGTTTCGAATGCGAGTGCCGGTGGCTGGAAGGTGTGGGTGAACAGTGCGCCTAGGACTGTGCAGATAAGCCCGACTACTGCACAATGGAAGACAGGCACTGTTGGAGGCGTTCCAAATGTCGTGTCTGACCTGAACATCAAGTACGGTGATTTCGCCAGGATGTTCTCTGATGGCAACGTGAATTTCTACCTCAATACGCTTGGCGTACTTCTCTGATGAAAGGAACGGCTATGAAGTATGAACAGAACCACGGTCAGGTGCTTGTCACGCTTGACTACGATCCGAACGAAAAGAACGCTTCAGGCGCGACCTGTGGAGGCAGGTTCGTTCTCACGTCCCCGGCCATTATCGCCTCCTATATGTTGCTTCTCGGATACACGGATGTTGAGGAATGCGTGAAGGCGATGCCGACCATCGTTGAGAACGCGCCGAACATATACGACGAAGCGACCGGTGATAACGTGTTCACGCCTCTCTATGAGGCTCTGGAAGACACTCTTACAGCGGATACGAATAAGTCTAGGGTTTCGTTTTTTGCGGCCGTGGAATACCCCAAAAAATCGCTTGTGAAGGCACAGAACAAGGCACGTGAACAGCTTGGACTTCCGAAGCTGCACACAGGCGGCTACACGGCCTTCATGTTGGCGCGTTCGGCGGAGGAACGGTCAAGCGTACCGGATTGGCTGACTGCTAGTATTGATGAAGAAAAAACGAAGTTCCTCGAAGGACTCAGGAGGTAGCTGGAATGCCTACTTTTGACGATTACCGCAACATCGACATTGATATCGACGGTGCGAATGACTGGATCCCCGAAGTCCGGCTGAGCGGCGGCGACGTTGAGGGCCGTACCATCACGGTTCGCCTGTTGAAGGATGGCAAGGTCATTGATGACCCGACAGAATCTGGTTCGGTCACCTTAACCGCACGTCTACTGTTCAATCCGAAGGTCGGTACAGCTTATCCGGGCGGCTACAAGACTATGAGCAGATTCGTGTCAGCAAGCATGACCGGTGAAGACACGTGGGGTTTCAAAGTCACAGTCCCGCGTGCAGCCTTCACGAACCTCACCGGCTCGCATACCGCCATGGCTATCGAAGTGCAGAAGACCACCGGCACCGGCAGTTCTGCGAAGGATGAAATCGTGTGCTCGCGGACTTTCAACGCCATCGTTGACGAAAGCGTGCTGAAAGCGGGTGACGGTACTGACCCGGATCCGTTGGAGGAATGGCATAATCTCATCAATCATGGTGACGGTCAGATTCAGGATATGGTGGATCGCGGTAACGCCGCCATCGCCACATTCAACACGAACGGGCAGCACGCCATCGACGGCTTCAACACGAAAGGCAATACTGCCGTTGACGCCTTCAACACCAAGGGTGATAACGCCGTCCACACGTTCGAGGTGAACAGCGCCCAATCCATTGTTGACTTCAACACGAAGTCGGATAAGGCTGTGGCTGATTTCGATACCAGTTCGAAAGCGAAACTCGATAAGTTCGACACCGATTCGACAGCCGCCATTGACGGCGTGAACACGGTGAAGAACGACATGCAGTCCCTCGTTGACGGCGCGAACATCGCGGCCGGAACCGTGACCGAGCGGAAGCCGAACGAGGCTCCCACGTTCGAGTTGACGGGCGACAAGTGGGACAAGACCATGAATCTCGGTCTGCCGCGCGGCGCTTCCATCGCCTCAATTACGGCAACCACGCTTCAGGCTGGGCAGCAGGCCACCGTCACTTCCAACAAGAACGCTGACGGTGATTACAATGTCGAGGTGGGCTTGCCTACCGGTCCTCAGGGCGTTGACGGTTTCCCTGTGTTCGTCTTCGCCTCAGCCATCAGTTCAACGGTCAGCGACTATTCGATTGCGAAAAATTCAGAGAACATTTCGCCAAGGCCGGACACTGATACGAACTATGAGAACAAAGCGTTCATCATGGATGCGGATGGTAGCGTGTTTCTTGTCTTCCGTGATGACAATGAAGGACTGCATGTCAACGGTTCGCAAAGACTATTGAGTCTCAAAGGTCCGGCAGGCGACACTGGCGGGGTGGCTACCGCCGATAAGGTCGGTGTCGTGAAGCCCGGTTTTGGTCTTGAGGTGGACTCTGCCGGCACGCTCAGCGTCTCACACGTGGCACCCCCGGCAGAGGGGGATTACGACGTGGCGAAAATCCACGGCAACGACGCCACCGGAGCGGGCGTGCTTATCGACCGCACCAAGGGGCTTGTTTCCTCGGATACTGGCGTGGCCGTCAAACTGAGCGCCGACAACCCGGGCCTTGAGTTCGATGTGGCGGGCGGCTTGAAGGCGACCGCGCAGACGATCGGTGACGGTTCTCATACCAGCAAGGGCATCTTGCAGGTGGGTGATGGACTCAACGTTGACAACGGTGTAGTCTCGCTTGAAACGGCACAGGGACTCACAGTGGACCAAACTAGAGGTAAAAACTCCGTCAGGGTGAAGCTGCCATCCGGTAAAGGCGGTTTGATGTTCACTGGTAACAACGAACTTGAAGTGCGGATGGTCGAGCCTACGTCCGAGTATGCTTCCGTTCCACTTGCGCATACCAGCGACGGCGTTGGCGTCATGTTCGACGATATCGAAGGTTTGACGGCACATGACAATCAGCTTGCCTTGAGTCCGGCGACGCAGGCCAAGCTTGGTGGTGTAAGGTATGACAACGTAACCATCAAAATGGATAACCATTCCAGACTGTTCGCGGCAATCGGCTGCGTGTCCAGAGCCTTCATCAATGGCAATTGGTATGACAACATCGCACCAATGGCGCTCAACTTCGGTTCTAGATATAATTACGATTCTCAAAATGGGGTCTGGTTCGGTTTCTATGTGATCGCACAAGCAATCAGCTTTACTAGTATTGACTTGGAGTTTCGCATGGTGAGCGGAAGTAATCTCACTTCACAATTTCTTGACGAACTGGTCCTTTACTTCACCGGCAAGAGCATTGCTAAAGAAGACGGATCCTTCGTTGTTGTCTCAAGCGCCACCAAACTCGACAATAGGAAAATTACACTAACCCTCAATGAGAGCTTTACCCTCGATCCCGGCCCTCACTGGTTCAATGTGGTGTCGGTGTGATGCCTGAATGGTTCCAATGGTCAACGCTCCTACTCGGCGGGGGCGGTCTGGCGGGAATCGTCTCAGCCGTGGTCACATGGAGGCACAGCACGTCCGACCAATGGCGCGACATCGTGTCAGCGCAGACGGAACACCTTATCAAACCGTTGGAGGAACGTATCAGCACGCTCGAACAACAGGTGGGTGAACTGGAAGGCTACAGGGATCACTACATGCTTGCGGTCGAATATCTGCGCAAACTGTTTCACTGGTTGGCACAGATCACGGATCGTATCGACACGTCGATTCTCGAAGAGAACCCGAAACCGCATTTACCAGACGAAATTCGTGGAGAGTTCGGAGAACTGTGTGACAAACCGAACAGTAAGCCACGGCCTTAGGGTGTCGGCCGGAAGTTTGCTAGGGTCATAGTTGGATTATCAATCTACCGATTGGAGGTTCTACTATGACCCGTTTTCGTAAACGTCTCATGGCGTTTCTAGCGGCTGTGCTGGCAATGTTCACGTTCACGCCAATGGCGTTCGCGGACATGCAGGGCATCGACGTGTCCAACTGGCAGTGCGGCATCGACATTGCCGGCACGCAGGCTGACTTTGTGGTGGTCGGCACCACATGGGGCACCGGACAGGTCAACAACAACTGCCTGGTCTCCGGCGTCAACACTGACGCCAACCGTATGATCGCCGAGGCGCAGGCGTCCGGCAAACGGTTCGGTCTCTACCATTACGCCATGGGTGGTTCGCCAGAGGGTGAGGCTCAATTCTTCTACCGCAACACCAGCAACTATTGGCGGCACGGCATCGTGGCGCTCGACTGGGAGATGGACGATAATCCGGCGTGGGGCAACTGGGATTGGGTACGCCGCTTCATGGCGGAATGCGAACGGTTGAGCGGCGGTGTGCGCCCATTGCTGTACACCGGCCCTGTGGCTGGTACCATCCCGCAGGACATCCGCGACCGGTACGGTTTGTGGATCGCGCAGTATGCGAACATGAGCCCGACCGGCTACCAGGCCAACCCGTGGATGATCGGCGCGTACGGTGAGGCCATGC